CTCGGGTACGCCGAGCGCCTCGCGGATCGCCGGGAAGAGCACGCACGGAATCGCGGCTGCGCAGTCCTCCTCGTACCAGCCGCCCGCGCCGGCCCACCGCTCGGCGTAGGCGCGCGCGGCCGCGGGCACGCGCCGGTTCATGTCCGCCGGCAGCTTGATGCCGCCGTGGCCGGCCGTATCGACGAGCCACGCGCCGCCGGGCAGCGCGCGCGCGTGCTGGACCTTCCCCCACGGTGACGTAACAGGTGCTCCCATCGTGTCCTCCTCGGGGCGTGCGCCCCGCTGTTGCTGCGCGTTGTGCGCAGGCTGTGCGGCGCTGGGGTCCGTCCGGCGCGAGGGCCGGCCAGCGCCGCCACGCCCGCGCGCTACAGCGCCACCGCTTCGCCGGTTGCCTCGCGCACGGCCACGCTCGCCACTTCGGCGATCGTCTTGGCCGCATAGGCGCGGTGCTCGGCGTGGTCCACGTAGTGCAGCGCGACGAGCAGGGCGCGCGCCGCAGCCTCGCACTTCCGCCCGCGCGCGAGCTTGCGCAGCGCGTCGCTGCGGTTGCCGTTCGCGAAGTCCTCGACGATCTCGCGCGCCTGCCGTTCGAGCGTTGCCACCTTCACCGCAGTCCTCCTCGGGCCGTGCGGCCCGCCTGGCCGGCGCGCACGAGCCGCGCCGAGTTGCCGATGCGCGGCCGGCGACGTGCCAGCCGCAGGTCCCGGTCGCGCGCGAGCGCGAGGTGCCACGCAAGCGCGCCGCCGGCGCCGAGCACGACGCCCACCGCTGCCGCCGTGGTCGGCGCCAGCGTCGAGCCGATGGACATGCCCAGCCCGACCGCTACCGCGCCGAGCGCGAGTCCGCGTGCGGTCATGGCCGGGCCCCCGGTCCGGCGAGCCACTTCTCGACCGCGCGCGCGCTGAGCGCCGCCTGTACGCGGCCGAGGTCGGTCCACACCTTGCCACCGATCGGCGCGCTGCCGCGGTTGTACGCGGCGACGCCTGCGTCGTAGGCCGCGCGCGTCGCCTCGATATCCGGGCCCGGACAGTCGCCGATGCCGCCGCTGTCGCGGCCGGCCTGGAACGCGGCGAGCAGCTCGGGAACGTCGCGCAGCATCATCGCCCCACCCCCCGCGCCGCGAGCGCGCGCACCGCCGCGTCGAGCGTGCGCAGCCCGCCGAGCGCCCGCAGGTCGCCCACCACGTCCGCCTCGGCCTCGCGCGCCGCGAGCGCCGCGAAGGCGTCCTCGGCCACCCACTCGCCCGCGTGCCAGCGCGCCAGCGCGCGCGCATCGTCGGCCCGCATCCGGCCGTGCGCCGCGCACCGCGCCGCGCACCATGCCACGCCCCAAGCGCGGCGCTCCGGCGCGACCGCATCGCGCCTCAGAATCACTCGCGATTCCAACATGTTCCCGGTCCTCCTCGGGGATCACGTCCCCGCATCAACGCGACACTCTAGTCTAGGCTATGCCTAGGGTCAAGCGTGCGCTTCGGCCTGGCTGGCGCTGGGCTTGAGCGCCAGTCACTCGGCCTCGGGTGACTCCGCCGCGCGCGCCACGCCCGCGACCGCGCGCGCCTCGGCGCGCCGCGCGAGCGCCGATGCCCGCGCCGCCGTCGCGCTGTCCCGCGCCAGCCGCGCGCGCACGTTCGACACCAGCCGGCGCGCGTCCGTGATGCGCTGTCCGGACTCGCCGGGCGCCACGTCCAAGCCGGGCACCAGCGCGCTCGGCGCCACCCCCACCGCGCGCCCGATCTCGACCAGACACCGCACCGTCACGCCAGCGTATCTCCCCGCGCGCAGCGACGCGATCACAGCCCGACCCACGCCCGCGAGCGCCGACACGTCCGCCACCCGAAGCCCGTGCTCGTCCATGATGCGCGCGAGCGGCGTCACGGCCCTGACTCCCCGCCCCCCTCGCGCTGGCGGAGCACCGTCACCGCCGCCGCAATCGCCAGCCCCGCCGGGCCCAGCTCCGGCGCCCGCCGCCGCCACTGCGCCAGCCGCTCGTGCACGATCGCCCAAATCACCGTCGCCAACGGCACCCCCCACCCCGCCGCGATCGTCTCCAAGTCGGCAACCTCGCCCGGCCGGAACGTCGTGCGCTGCACTACGCTCCGAGTCCCCGGCGCTGGACCGCGTACCCTGCCACTCCCCAGCTTCGGCCCGCCACCCATCCGCTCCCACCCCCAACGCTATGCTGCGCCTCCACCGCGCCAGCCGCCGGCCAGCGTACCCCATGCGCTGCGGCTCGGCCTGTATTTCGCGTCGGATCGAGTCACTCCCGGCCTGGCCGGAGAATGTCGCTTCGGCGTCGAAGCGACACCGATCGGTGGCACGGGAAGGGCAGAACGGGCGCGGCGCGGCGCTGGGCAGCGCCGGACGGGCGCAGCGCCAGCCTGGCGACCCCCGCACACCCCTGCGGGGCCCGCTCGAGCGCGCCGGTTCCATCCGTGGAGCCTCACTCATGCCCGCTCCGGGTGTGTGCGCGACCAGGGCGAGCGCAGCGCGTGAGCAGCACGCGCGCGGCTATTGTGAGGCGTGGAGTGACCTTTGCAGGGCAAAGGGTCCCATCTGGGGCGAAGCGGGTCCCTGGGGTGGGCGCGGGAGCTGCAGCAGGGCGGAGCAATCCCCAGCGCAGCGTTGCGATCGCAGGCGAGATCGGGCTGAGCCCGAGCTGGGACGAGCTATTTCAGGCTGGTCGCGGGGGATGCGTTGCCGTCACGCCAGTGCCGCATCCGATCCGCGGCGTGGCGGCTTCGCAGAGCGTCGCCAGGAAACGCAGAGGCGAGCTTTCGTTGCGGCCGGGGTGTAGCTGGATGCTGCTCCGGCGCGCGGCGCGTGCGTCGTCCTGGGTTCGATGCGAGCGACCCGGATGGAGCGCGCGGCGCGAGCGGAGCTCGAGCCGGATTGGCGCCTCGGGTGCTCGGTTGGATCGCCGCTCGTCCCGAGCGGCCTCCCGCGTGCTGTAGCTGAAAACGCCGGGAGCGGTGCTCGGCCCGATTGGGCTTTGCACCGCTCCCAGCGCCCCCCGCAAACGCAGCACGAGTCGGATGCTACGCGGGTTCTGCGCGGGCGTCTAGGGTCGGCCTATGTTCCGCGGGGAACCTAGGGTATGCTCGGGCGCGATGCGGGGCCGTTCGAGCGGCGCGGGAGCGGGGAGCTGGTTGCGGTGGGCAGCCGGGGGCGGCCTCGCTCTTCTGCTCGCGTGTCCGGCTCCGGTGTACGCGCAGGCGCCGGTCATCGTGTCGGCGCCGGTGGAGCGCGAGGTGGTGTTCGTGTTCCCGGCGGGGGCGGTGCGCTGCGCGTTCTTCATGGCGGGATCGGGGACCGATCCGTTGTCGCTGCGTTCGGAGCGTCCGGTGTTCGAGCTCGTGCCGGGTCAGCGGTGCGGGTGGCTGCCGAAGCCTGGTGGTGCGGACGGCTGGGGTGGTCGCGTGGAGCTTCGCTGCGCGGATGGCGCGGGGGAGTGGAGCCCGGTCGCGACGCGCGGCGGTGTGCCGGCGCAGATCGACGCCTACGCCTACCAGGCGGGGGACGCGAACGAGGACGGCGAGCTGGACGTGCTCGACGCGACGGTGATTCGACGGCGGCTCGCGGGCTTGCCGTAGGGGGGTGGTGATGACGATGCCGAGCGAGGGCCAGGTGTTCGATCCGCAGCCGACGGATGCGCAGCGGGTGGAGACGAAGAGCCCGGTCGCGAGCGTGGGCGCGTGGGCGAACACGGTGCAGACGGTGGCGGGTCCGATCCTGCTCGCGATCGAGAGTGTGGGTCTGATCCCGGCGGGGACGGTGCCGGTGCTGGGCGCGCTCTTCACGAGCGTGCTGGGCGTGATCGGACTGTGGGGCCGGTGGCGGGCGACGAAGCCGCTGGCGTTCGGGAGCGGGTCATGAGCGGAGGGTTCGTCGAGAACGTGTTCGACCAGGCCGCGCAAGAGGCCGCGAACGAGATCGAACGCGCGGAGGCGGAGAACCGGAAGCTCTTCGAGCCACTCTCGCGCGATCCGTGGAAGCACCGCTCGAGCGGGATGCGCTGTAAGACGTGCATCTACTTCGTGCCGAAGGAGACGCCGAACCGCGATCCTGGCAACCGGCCGGACGACTCGACGCTCGGGCGCTGCCGGCGGCACGCGCCGACGATGAGCGGCTACCCGGCGGTGTTCGGTGCCGACTGGTGCGGCGACCACAAGCTCGACGAGACGCTGTTGTGAGCGACGGGGCACAGCCGACACCGCGCGGGATCACGGCCGAGGACCTGCGCAACTGGTTCGTGTACCACCCGCCGACGGGCGACCAGCCAGTGCGCTACGAGCAGCTCCGACGCGCCGCGCACATCTTCGCGCGCACGGTGCTCGAGCTCGTGCCGCCGGGCGCGGACCAGGCGGCGGCGATCCGGAAGATCCGCGAAGCCGTGATGACCGCGAACGCGGCGATCGCGTGCGAGCCGCCGAAGAGCTGAGGAGGACCAGGGCATGATGGCGAAGCCGGATTTCGAGAAGGAGATCATCGCCGCCGCGGCGCGCACGGCGACGTTCAACTCTCCGGAGCAGATCCTCGCGTACCCGTTCCGCGGGATCGTGCTGGTCCTGAACGTGACCGCGGCCGGCGGCGTGCTGAATCTGAGCTTCGCCTTCCAGTGCTGGGAGCCGGCGTCTCAGGCGTTCTTCAACTACGCGACCGACCCGACGGCGATCACGGGCACCGGCAACTACCGCTACCTCTTGAGCGAGACGGGAGACCTGAACAACTCGACGCTGCGGGTGAAGTACAACCGCCCGATCCCGCACAAGTGGCGCGTCCAGATCACGCACGGCGACGCGACCTCGGCGACCTACAACCTCGCGTACCTCTACCTGCCGTGAGCATCCTCCTCGCGCGCCAGCAGATGTTCGCCGATGCCGCGGCGCGGCTCATCCTCGAGATGCGCGCGCGCGGGTTCGTGCCGAAGATGGGCGAGACGATGCGCGCGCCGCTGCAGGCGCACGTCAACTCGCTCATGCCGGCCGCGCGCGAGCGCATCGCGGATCTCGTCGCGCACGAGTTCCCGCAGCTCGCCTCGATCCTGCGCGGCATGAAGCAGAAGGCGAGCGGGAAGCGCAGCGTCCACCCGGACGCCTGCGCGATCGACGTGCCACTCTTCGACCAGGGCGGGAACCTGCTCGGCGCGGATGCGCACGAGGAGTTCGGGCTCTGGTGGGAGGCGCAGGGGCCGCTCTTCTGCTGGGGCGGGCGCTTCGGGGACGCGAACCACTACTCGGTGACACCGGACGGAGTACGGAAGTGAGCATCCAGCTCGAGGTTTCGACGATCGCGGCGGCGGTGCTGATCGTGCTGGGCCTGTTGCTGCGCGGCTGGGCGATCTACGAGCTCGCCGCGGCGGGCATCACGGGGCAGTCGTTCGAGCTCGTGCAGATGCAGCAGCGGTACGTCGCGACGGGCCCGTACCGGTTCCTCTCGCATCCGGCCTACGTCGGGAGCCTCATGTTCCTGGCCGGGCTCGGGATGCTGTTCCTGGGCTGGGGCGGGCTCGCGGTGTGCGCACCGGCGTGGCCGTTCTACGCCGAGCGCATCACGATCGAGACGATCCTGCGCCAGAACTACGAGAAGCAGCGCGCAGCGGCGGAGAAGCAGGCGGCGGAGGTTGCCGCGCTGGTCGAGCGCGCGGCCGCGCAGGCCGCTTCACAGCCGCCGAGTGCGACGCTGAACTGAGCCTACACCGGGATGGGTCGGAAGGGCTCGACGCGCGCGAGCGGCAGCCAGGGATCGCTGCAGCAGCGCCGCCGCGCGCTCGAAGACGCGCGCATGGTGAAGGAGCTCGAGACGGTCGAGCTGCGCGAGGTCACGAGGCTCGCGCGCGAGTACACGCGGCTCGCCGTCCAGGCGCTCGCCGGCACGCTCGTCTTCGCGCGTTCGGAAGCCGCGCGCGTCGCGGCCGCGCGCGTGCTGCTCGAGCACGGCTGGGGCAAGCCCGCGGTGCACAAGGACGCGGACGCCGGCCGGCGCGGCGGCGGGCCCGGCACGGTCACGATCAACGTGATGAACCTGAACAACGGCACGGCCGAGCAGGTCGAGGCGCCTGCGATCGAGGTGAAGGCACTTCCTGATGCGACGGTGCCCGAGGATCTCCCGCTCGATGCCGACTTCCGCGCGCCGGACGGCTCGCCGCTCGAGGTCGCGCGGTGAGCATCACGCTGCCGTACAACTGGACGCCGCGCGAGTACCAGATGCCGCTGTGGAGCGCGCTCGAGGGTGGCGTGAAGCGCGCGGTCGCGATCTGGCACCGCCGCGCCGGCAAGGACGTGGTGGGCGTCAACTGGACCGTGCGCCAGGCGGCGCTGCGGCAGGGCCTCTACTGGCACGTCCTCCCGACCTACGCGCAGGGCCGGAAGATCGTGTGGGACGGCATGACCGGCGACGGACGGAGGTTCCTCGACTTCTGGCCGCCGGAGTTCATCGAGCGCAAGCGCGACGACGAGATGAAGGTCTGGGCGACGAACGGCTCGATCTGGCAGGTCGTCGGCGCCGAGGACCCGGACCGTCTCGTCGGCGCGAACCCCGTCGGTGTCGTCTTCTCCGAGTTCTCGCTGATGGACGTGGCGATCTGGAATTTCGTCCGCCCGATCCTCGCGGAGAACGGCGGCTGGGCGCTGTTTATCTACACGCCGCGCGGCCGCAATCACGGCCACTCGCTGTTCCAGATGGCGCAGAAGAACCCCGGCTGGTTCGTGCAGCGCCTCACGGTGGACGACACGAAGGCCGTCTCGCAGCAGGCGATCGACGACGAGCGCCTCGCGGGGATGCCCGAGGAGCTGATCCAGCAGGAGTTCTACTGCTCGTTCGACGCGCCGCTGGTCGGCAGCTACTACGGCGACCAGATTGCCGCGGCGACGCGCGAGAACCGCATCACGCGCGTGCCCTGGGAGCCGTTGAAGCCCGTCATCACAGGCTGGGATCTCGGCATGGCGGACGCGACGGCGATCTGGTTCGCGCAGCAGGTCGGCGCCGAGGTTCGGCTGATCGACTTCTACCAGAGCGCGGGCGTGGGCATCGAGCACTACACCAAGGCGCTCGCTGAGCGGCCGTACACCTACCGAGAGGATCTGGTCCCGCACGACGCGGCGGTGCGCGAGCTCGGGACCGGGAAGAGCCGCCTCGAGATCATGCAGCAGCTCGGGCGCCGGCCGCGCGTGGTCGCGAAGCTGAACCTGAACGACGGCATCGCGGCGACGCGCGTGCTCTTCCCGAAGCTCTGGATCGACGAGGAGAAGTGCGAGAAGGGCCTGCAGGCGCTCCGCGAGTACCGCAAGGAGTACGACCCGGTGATGGAGATGTTTCGGGACAAGCCGCGGCACGACTGGACCTCTCATGCCGCTGACGCGCTGCGCACGCTCGCGGTCGGCATCCGGCCCGAGCAGAAGAAGCGGACGGTCCTGCACCCGAACGTGCCGGTCGTCTAGGAGGGAACACCGAATGGCGTCGCTGTACGAGATCGCGAAGATGGCCGAGGAGAGCGTGGGGCGGATCACTGCTCTCGAGGCGCGCGTGGAAGAGATCGCATCGCGCGCAGCCGCGCTCGTGGAGACGGCGACGTTCGTGCTCGGGAAGCGCCTCGACGAGCTCGAGGCGAGCTTGAAGCTGATCACGCGCTACGGTTCTGCGGGCACGGAGGAGACGCCGATTCAGGTTCCGCCCGTGCCGCGTTCCTTGATCGACCTCGGACTCGTGCCCCCCGCCTCGAAGCCGACGCTGGACGATGCTGCTGCTGATGAGGAGGCCGACGAATGAGCGCGTCGATGGAGATGCCCACGCTGAGCGTGAGCGAGGACGAGATCGCTGCGGCGATCGAGCGTCTCGACCTACTCGAAGAGGAAGAGCGTGCCGAGGCGCCGACGGGGAAGCTCGAGGGCCTGTTCAAGCCGATGGACCGCGATCAGGTGAAGGCGGCGATCCAGGCCGAGATCACCGACGCGGTGGACGCGCAGCAGGGGCAGCTCGCGATCAGCCGGCAGACCGCGATGGACTACTACCTCGGGCGCCCGTTCGGGAACGAGCAGGAGGGGCGCTCGAAGGTCGTGCTCACCGACGTGGCCGACACGATCGAGTGGATCATGCCGGCGCTGATGAACATGTTCTTCGCGTCGGAGGAGATCGTCCGCTACTCGCCGGAGACGGAGCGCGATGAGGAGTTCGTCGATCTGGCGACGGACTACATGAACAACCTGTTCCTGAACGAGCTCGACGGCTTCAACCTCTGTCTCGAGGGGTTCAAGACGGCGCTGCTCGAGAAGAACCACGTCTTCAAGGTCTACCGGGAGGAGCGGTTCGAGCCGAAGGAGACGAGCTACTACGCGATCACCGAGGACCAGGTGGTCGATCTGCTCTCGGACGACGAAACCGAGATCATCGCGATGAGCGAGAGCGAGAAGGAGGGGCTCGCGGTCGCGCCGCCGGCGCCGCCGCAGCCGGGCCCGAACGGCGAGCCGCCGCCGCCCGAGGCGCTCGAGCCGCAGCTCGTCCCGATCAAGCTCTACGACGTCACGGTGCGCAGGAAGGAGAAGAGCTGTCACTTCGTCGTCGAGGGCATCCCGCCCGAGCAGTTCGTCATGTCGCGCCGCTCGATGCGGCTCGACGACCGCACGCCGTTCTCGGCTCACCGGATGCGCCTCACGGTGTCGGATCTGATCGCGCTGGGCTTCGATCCGGAGCTGATCGCGCAGATCCCCGAGGGGAACGCGATGGAGTTCGACGCCACGCGCGTGAACCGCTATGCGGACGAGGAGCCGTCGCTGAACGAGAGCACGCGCTCGGACCCCGCGGCGCGCGAGCTCTGGGTGACGGAGTGCTACATCCGGATCGACGAGGACGGCGACGGCTACGCCGAGCTGCGCAAGATCACCGTCGGCGGGGACGGCGATGGCCTGGGCGACTGCGTGATCCTCGACGACGTGAAGGTGAACGCGAACCCCTTCTCGTACCTCGCGCCGATCCCGATGCCGTTCAAGTTCTTCGGGCTCTCGATCGCGGACCTGATGAGCGACCTGCAGATCATCCGGTCGATGCTGCTGCGCAACATGCTCGACAACATCTACCTGACGAACAACGCGCGCGTCGCGGTGGTCGAGGGCCAGGTGGAGATCGACGACCTGCTCACGTCGGTGCCCGGAGGTGTAGTGCGCATGACGGCGCCGGGGATGGTCGAGCCGCTGAACGTGCAGCCGCTCGGGCCGATGGCGATGAACGCGCTCGAGTACCTCGATCGCCAGGGCGAAGCGCGCTCGGGCGTGTCGAAGTACTACCAGGGCTCGGACTCGGGCGGGCTGAACCAGACCGCGCGCGGGATCACCGCGATCATGAACGCCGCGCAGGCGCGCGTGGTGCTGATCGCGCGGATCTTCTCGTTCCAGCTCCGGCGCCTGTTCCAGCAGCTCCTCCGGCTCTCGATCGAGTCGCCGGACCAGAAGCGCACGGTGAAGCTGCGCGGGAAGTGGGTCGAGGTCGATCCGACGGCGTGGAACTCGAACATGAAGTGCCGCGTGCAGGTCGGGCTCGGCATCGGCCAGGCCGCGGAGCGGATCGAGAACCTACAGGGGATCATCGCGCTGCAGGAGAAGGCGCAGATGGCGGGCTTCGGCGGCTACCTCGTGACGCCGAAGAACTTCTACTCGGCGGCGAAGATGCTCTCGTCGGCGATGGGCTTCAACGCCGACGAGCAGTTTTTCACGAACCCCGAGGGGAAGGAGCCGCCGCCGCCCAAGCCGGACCCGGCGATGGTGATGGCCGAGGCGGAGATGGCGAAGGTGAAGGCCCAGGCGCAGCGCGAGCAGGCCGAGCTCGCGCTCGAGAAGGCCAAGGTCGAGGCCGAGCTGCAGTTGAAGCGCGAGGAGCTCGACCAGAAGGGCCAGCTCGAGATCATGAAGATCCAGAGCGACGAGAAGATCGCGCTGGCGAAGATCGCGATGGAGCGGCACAAGATCCAGACGATTCAGGTGGATCGCGTGGAAGAAGGAGCGGGGGCATGAGCGACGAGCAGGTGACGGGGCCGGTGGTGACTTCGACCGGGCTGACGACGAGCGTGACGCCGGCGGAGGGTGAGCTCACGATGCCGCCGGACGCGGCCAAGGCGGCGTCGTTCACGCCGGAGTACGACCACGGGCACAGCGTCGGCAAGGCCGTCGGCCGGTGTGAGTTCGCGCGCGAGGTCTACCAGATCATCGACGCGGGCGGTGATCCGCACGCGATCGCGCGCCAGATCGAGGAGCTCTGCCGTGGCGCGATCCCCTCGCCGGTGTCGAACGAGCCCGTCACGTCGGACTTCGGCGCGCAGTCGTGAGCAAGTTCACGGCCGAGGAAGAGCTCGCGCGGGCGCGTGCGGCCGAGAACCTGCTCGCCGAGCCGCTCCTGGTGGAAGCGTTCGTCTCGATCGAGTCGAACGCCTTCACCGCCTGGGTGCACACGTCGGACAGCGACTCGGCGATGCGCGAGCGCCTCTACCAGCGGGTCATCGCGGTGCGCCTGCTGCGCACCTACTTGACGAAGATCGTTTCGCAGCCGAAGGTTGCGGCCATGCAGTACCTCCGAGCGAATCCCGATGCCGGAAGCGGAGCCGACCCCCGAGTCGAGTGACGCGAGCATCGAGGATCGCATCGCCGCCCTTCTGGACGGCGACGGCGAGAGCGAAGAGGAGCAGGAGTCACAGGTAGCCAAGGCTACCGACGACTCACCGGCCGCCGAAGAGGGTGACGAGGCCCCCGAAGGCGACGAGCAGGACGCCGAGGGCGACGAGGACGCTGGCGAAGACGACGGCGAGAAGCAGGCCGGCGTCATCGAGACGGTGGACGACCTGGCGAAGACGCTGGGCGTCGAGACGGCGGATCTTCTCGCGCAGGTGAGCGTGAAGGGGCCGGACGGCAAGCTGGTCCCGCTCGCGGACGTGGTGAGCGCGTTCGAGAAGGCGCCCGACGCGGTGCGGATCTCGACCGAGGTGCAGGCGAAGCAGGCCGCGCTCGAGGCTGATCGCGGCAAGCTGATGGCCGAGTACGACAAGCGGCTCGGCCACGTCCAGATGCTCGCGCAGCAGCTCATGGGCCAGCTCCGCAACGAGCCCAAGATCGACTGGGATCAGTTGAAAGAGGACGATCCGGTCGAGTGGCTCCGCCAGCGCCAGCTCCTCGCCGACAAGAACGACGCGATCAAGGCGTCGATGGCCGAGATGGAGCAGGAGCACCAGCGCCGCCAAGCCGAAGAGGCGAAGCTGCGCGAGGAGTTCCGCGCCGGCGAGAGCGCGAAGCTCGCCGCGCTGATGCCCGAGTGGAAGAAGCCGGAGGTCGCCGAGGCTGCGGCGAAGGAGATGAGCGCCTGGCTCACCGCCGCCGGCTTCAAGCCGGAGGAGCTCGGCGGAGGCTTCCTCGACGACTCGCGTGTCGTGCTGGCCGTCTGGAAGGCGGCGCAGTACGACAAGCTCCACGGCAAGGGCAAGGCGAAGCTCGAGCTCGCGAAGGGCCGCGAGCTGCCGCGCGTGTTGAAGCCGACCGCCCGCAAAGAGGTTCTCCCCGCTGCTGTTCAGAAACGAGTCGCTCTGCGTCGGCGACTCGCGCGGACCGGAAGTGAGCGGGACGCAGCCGCTTTGATCGAGGAGATGCTCTGATGGCGGTTCTCACGGGTGCGTTCCAGACGGCGACGGCGGTGGGTCAGCGCGAGGACCTGTCGGACATGATCTACATGATCTCGCCGGTCGAGACGCCGTTCATGACGGCGGCCGAGCGCGGGAAGGCGAGCGGTGTCACGCACGAGTGGCAGACCGATTCGCTGGCCGCGGCGGCCGCGAACGCGCAGATCGAAGGTGACGAGGTGACGTTCTCGGTGCCGGCCGTGACGGTCCGCCCGAAGAACTACTGCCAGATCAGCTACAAGACCGCGGCGGTCACGGGCACCCTCGACGCGGTGAGCAAGGCCGGCCGCAAGAAGGAGCTGGCCTACCAGATCACCAAGCGCGCGAAGGAGCTCAAGCGCGACATGGAGCTGACCTGCCTGCAGCGGCAGGCGGGCGTGGCCGCGTCGCCGCGCGCGCTCTCGGGGATCGAGAACTGGTACGTCACGAACGTCTCGCGCGGCGCGACGGGCGCGTCGTGCGCGCAGACGGCGGGCTCGCCGACGGCGGGCGCGCAGGTGACGGACGGCACGCAGCGCGCGCTCACCGAGGCGCTGGTCAAGACGGTGATCCAGTCGGTCTGGACCGCGGGCGGCGACGCCTCGCTGTTCCTCATGGCCGCGGGGCAGAAGGCGGCGTTCTCGGCACTCGCGACGCTCGGCAACTCGACCCGGTTCGACAAGGGCGAGGACAAGCGCGTGACCGGCGGGATCGACTACTACGTCTCCGACTTCGGGGAGCACAAGCTGGTCCCGAGCCGGCACACGCGCGGGCGCGAGATCCACATGCTCACGCCCGGCTACTTCTCGGTGGACTACCTCCGGGGCTTCTCGCAGACCCCGCTCGCGAAGACGGGCGACACCGAGAAGCGTCTGCTCCTGTGCGAGTGGACCCTGCGCGTCTCGAACGAGTCGGCGCACGGCATCCTGGCGGACCTCAACTAGTTCACGCCCTGAGCGGCCCGGAGCTGTTCCCACTCCCTCAGGTAGCTCCGGGCCGCTCGCTCAGGGGGACGCCGTGGCCGGCTTCTTCTCCGGTGAACGCTATCTCGCGATGGTCCGCGCCGCGGAGGCGCAGGGCGAGATGCTCACCGAGGGGCACTACGACGAGGCGAGCGACCTGTTCGTGTTCCGCACGACGCAGGACGTGGAGCCGATGCTCGACCGGAACATGGAGGACCAGGTGCACGGCGATCCCGCCGCGAACAAGGCGCGCCTCTTCCGGCGGGTCGGGCACATCCCGAACGGGGTGATCCACGACTGGCTCGTGCAGGGCTTCAACATCTTCGACCCGAACAACGCGGCCGAGCTGCGCCGCCGGATGAACAGCTCGGAGTACCTCAAGCTGCGCACCACCACAGGGCGGGTCTGACCATGCGCCGCGGCGGCTTCGACCGCTGGCTGCGCGTGGCGGTGCTCGCCATGCTGGCCTACGCGATTCTGGCGGGCGGTGCGCACGCCCAGGTGCGCATCCCGGCGGGCGACGTGCTCTTCACCGACGGCGAGACGCTGCAGGCGAAGTTCACCAACGACGCCTTCGGTGGCGGGAGCGTTGGCTACACCGTCGCGACCGCGACGAGCTCGGTGCGCGCGCGACTGACGGCCGACTTCCTCGGCGACGGCGACCACGACGAGGTCGAGGTCCAGGCTGCGATTGATGCGTGCGAGGCGCTCCTCGGCCGAACCGACTCGCTCTCGGGCTGCGAGGTCCGCTTCGCGGATGGGCAGTTCTTCTTCGAGAACCCGGCGGTCTGGCACGAGGGCGGGCTCGGCTTCATCGGCGCTGGCCCGTCCGCGACGTCGTTCTACATGCCGAGCTCGGGCTGCACGCTGAACGACAGCACCCACGGCTGGGGCGCCTCCGGCTGCGACATGTTCGTCTACGACGGCGCGGACGACCAGTTCGCGCGCTTCGCGGGCTTCACCACCGTCTACGACAACACGCTGACGCAGGGCTCGCCGGTGTACACGGGCGAGCCGGGTACGGGCGGGTCGATCTGGGACGTCGAGTTCACGTCGATCTTCTTCTCGTTCTCGCCGAAGGCGCACGTCAAGCTCGCGAACGCCTGGGGCCTCCGCTGGCACGACATGGTGGCCGAGTTCTCCAAGGGCGGCGGCGAGTGCAGCGTCGAGATCGGCGACGGCGGCGAGTGGCGGCTCTTCTCGACGAAGTTCGGCGCCAACGCCTGCCACGTTCGGGGGTGGGACGCGAACACGGGCTGCCCGTCGTACTGGTCGGCGTTCTCGTGCGCCGCCGGCGGCGGCCACATCGACGCGAGCTACTTCGAGGGCGGCGAGACGACCGAGCAGCTCCCGATGCTGCGGCTCAACAACGACACCCAGGTCACGAGCTCGCGCTTCGAGATCATCAACTCGTCGCGCGTGCCCGACGGCATCCTCGAGTTCACGGGCCACCGGAACCTGATCGACGGGAACACGTTCATCATCACCACCGAGGCGCTGCTCGATGCGCTGCGCACGGCCGGCGAGCCGATGATCGAATTCCTCGGGAGCTCGCAGCGCAACGTCGTCTCGCCGACGAACACGGTCCGGTGCGACTGGTGCGCGCCGGCCGACATCGTGCGCGATCTCGGCCAGGACTCGCAGGTGGCCTACTCGCGGCTCGACTCCGAGACGATCGACCTCGGTGCGCCGGTCCGCTACGCCGCGGCTCGACCCGAAACGGCGTCGGCGAACGGCTTCGGTCCGCTCTACGTCACGCAGCGCGCCGCGCCGACGATGCCGGACGACCAGACGATCGGGTTCCCGCGCTCGAAGCCGCTCGCGGGCGCCGTTGCGCGCGTGACCGACCCGAACGCGACGGTGCCGACGGTGGACTACACGCCGAGCGGCGCGTGGGCGCCCGGCGACATGCGGACGGACCCGGAGTGCGTGCTGCTCGTGGCGACGACCTCGAGCGTCGATACGAGCGCGGCTGACCAGTGCACGAGCGCCGCTCAGGGCGGCGACGACTCGATGACCGAGAACGGCACGATCACCGGCGCGACCATCACCGATCTGTCGGGTGCGGAGATCAGCTCTACGTCGGGCGCCTTCGATGCCAGCGGCGATTTCTGGTCGGTCGCCGACTCGCCGGACTTCGAGCCGGTGCGCACGGTCGTCTCGGCGGGCACGGGGCAGACCGCGTGGCCGGATCTTCGGCCGGCGAGCTTCTCGGTGGGTGTGTGGGCTTCGCTCACGAACCGCACCGGCACGCGGACGCTGTTCTCGAAGTGGTCGAGCTCGATCGGCTGGCGGTTCGTCTACGGTTTCAGC